CACCCTTTTCACGGTCCCCCAGTCCAGTCTCCACTTGGTCTGGGGGATGTAGTCGGTCTGAAACTCCCAGTAGTAGCCCTCGCTGTCGAGAAGCGCGGGATTGGTCTGAATGACTGTCCACTCCTCGTCTGGGTCCTCGGAAGCGAGGAGTAGCGAGCAAGGTGGAACGTTGGCGGTGAGAGTCGTTCTCACCTTGATGGTGTCGAGCTTCCACGGGATTGGGGACTCCCACGACACCCAACTCAGGAGCGGTTGTTCGTAGTCTGGGAATCCGGGTTGAACGCCAGCCTGAGCTCCAGGCGTCCGATTCACGATGTCGATGTAGTTCTTCCACTCGAGGCCTTCCTCTGATGTGGCGAACATGAATAGACCTGGGAACGGCCATGGATTGGCCACGTCCCCACTTCTACTGAATACGGCTGAGGCGCTATCATTGACGTTGAAGTCTAGGCCAGCGAGACAGTAGTCCTCCACCTGAAATGGCAGTGCCTGTGGAGCGTCGTCGTAGATGAGTTGGTAACAGATGAGGTAGCGCCCGTCCTCAACTCCCAACTCCCTGAAATCGACGAAGGTCTTGAGGACAGGAGTCGTCCCCTCCTCCCACACGATGACACCGTTCTCGATGAGAAGGACGTCGCGATCCTCCGACTGATTGACGTACAGCGAGCCTGGACCGAACTGGTCGTTGCCCTGTGGAATGAGGACGTAGCCTCGACCGCCTTCTTCGAAGAAGTCGAGCTGGTACTGTTCGGAGGCGGCGGGTAGACGACCGTAGATTGGCCGCCCAACTGGATTCCACTGAGTGGGCTGGGGCACCAGCTCCTCGACCGCCTTGTACGGCTCCGATAGCAACTTGATGCGATTCGGAGTGAGTGAGGTGTTCAGTTGGGGGCTGACGCCGATGATCCCCTCGGAGTTCGCTACCGGTGTGAGGTTCTGGCTCATAACGCTAGAGTGCCTCCACCGTAGGAGACGGGCTCAAACACCTCCTTCCCTCCGGTGGCGTAGGAGAGCTCGGGAACTTGCGAGTTGAACTGGGTGTTCTCCCACACGAATGTGGTGCTCTTTCCGAGAGCGTTGGCCGCACGGAGAGTTATCTGGGCGACTCCAAGTTTGATCGCCGACGTGTTTTCTCCGCCCGGTGGTGTGATGTGCTCCTCGCACTCAAAACGGGAGACCACACGCAGGAGCTTCCCACTGAGCTCCTCCAAACGAGCCGTGTCGACCACCTCTTGACCGTCCCAATTGAACACGGGCGATTTGGCGGTGAAGAAGCGGATGACCCGGTAGATGTTCTTCCCATCCTCCGAGAGGATGAGATCCTCGTGCGGCCGACTTTCGGTGGAGACGAAGAATGGGATGGCATCGCTGTTGTTCCCCTCAGTGGGGATGAGGATGCCGGAGGCGATGTAGGCGTTCGGTGTGAAGAGAGGGGTGAAGTGTTGAGTAGCGGTGTAGGAGATGACGGTATTCTGCTCCCGGAAGAGGGTCGTATCACCTGGAGAGAACACGAACATCGGGATGGCGGGACAGAGTGTTGCTTCACCAGTCTGAGGGTCAGGCATCATCTGGCGTTCCAACTCCACCCTAAACGCGTCCGAAGTGTCGATTCGTGAGATGACTCCGTCATTCACCAACACCGTCGGATCTTGGGACGTTGGCGTAAATCCCGTCAGGGAGAAGTAATACTCGTTGGGCGAGATGGCGTCACGGCGGTAGCTGACGATAGTCTGTGGGCCAAATCGTGGTGTGTACTGAAAGAGGGGTTGCGGAATGAGCGCGTTAGCGACACTGATCGGGCTGATGATCCCACGTGCGATGAGTGTCTCGAAACTCTCATTGAGGGTCTCACCGGACGAGGGGAGGAAGGTGAAGGTGTTGTTGACGTACGCGTACTTAGTCACGACTCCCTGAGTGCGACTGATGTAGTAGTAATAAGGGTCAATCACCGCGTCAGGGCCACCGCCCAAACTTGGAGTCTTCACCCACGTTCCAGCCACATAGGTCCCACCACTCTTAAGAAGCGGGAGGGAGACCTGGGTGTTGCCCACCACTCCAGCCTGTTGAGCGCCGGGAGTGTCGTTGGTGGACGGGAGGAGTACGAAGTTGGCCGAGGCGACGAAGCAGTACCACCCAATGCGATATTGGAGGTTGTCATCACCTGGAGGCTCGAAAAAGCGTCTCTGACACAGTCCCTCTACGCCGTCCTCCTGATACATCGCGATGACGTCGGGATCGTAGAAGCCCGTCGACTCATTGTTCACGTAGTACTGTGAGCCCACCTGCCAGGGAACGAAATCCTTCGGAGCACTGAGTGTTCCGTCGAGGATGAAGCCCGTGGGTGGGAGTGAGGGGTCTGAGAACTCGAAGTTCCTCAGCACCACGATGAGTGAATTCTCGACGTCGGGATTCCTGAACACGTCACCTTGCGTGTAGATTCCGGGCTGCCACTTCTGGATCTTCTTGATGGCGAGATTGTTGTACAGGACCTGAGCCGTCTCACTGGAGCTGTACGGTGTGTAGGCTTGGACCACAGGCCACGCGGCCTCGGTCTGTCCGGAGTTGGGATCACCGATAGTCAGGAGATCGTTGACGGAGAACGTCTCCAGCTGTGTCTTGAAGTCGAGGAGACGAGTGGAGACCACAGCGGTGGGATCGACACCGACGGGTGTGGAGTACGCACGTGAGCCGATGATGTCCGGCTCGGAGTATCTCGTGTTGGCGGGGAAAGTCTGAATGAGTGCCGAGTTCACATCTGCCACCGACGGATCGTAGTCGGCGGGGAATGTGGAACCAGGGGTCAGGATGGAGAACAGGTCGTCGCGGATCCCCAACGAAAACGTCTTCAGGAAACCGGCGTAATCGGCGGTGGGATCGTAGGAGAGATCGATCTCGTACTGGACCTGACTCAGCTGGATCGGGTAGACGTGGCCCTCCATCTCGAGGGGGATTGAGAAGTCCACCACATTCTGGGCCCTACTCACTTGCTCGGGAGTGGGTTCAGAGCCGTCAGGATTGAGAAAGAAGAAGGAGATGTGCCCGTTGGCTCCCATGTAGTCATTCAGCCACACATAGTTGTATTGGGATGACCGGTTTGGGAGAACCGCGGTGAACGTACCGACACCGAACAGATCCTCGAACACATCCTGCCAGTCCTGCGCTGACACCGGATTACGACGACGGATGAGGGTGAAGAAACGTTCCTGAGTCTCGTCGAGGGTCTCAACGTCCGAGCCGCCGACCGCGGCGATCGTGTTGGTGACACTCTCGACGAGAATGTCCAGCGATGTCGCCTGAGTGATCGTATCCGGTGCCACGTTATTGAACGTGCCCACCAGTACGGACGACGCTGGGACTTGGCCCGAACTCTCATTCGCGGCGAAGACCAGATCTTGGGTCGTTACGAAATCCAGCGACTCCCCACCGGTGAGATTGGCGTTGGTGGAGAATATGGTCCCAGCTGGGATGACACTCTGAAAGCCTTGAGGCTGGATGTTGACCACAAGACGAGTGGTGGACGGTGTTCCGAGACGCCGCATGGCTCCAAGGAACGGACCGATCCACTCGATAAGAATCGACTGAGGAAGTTGGTTCGCCCAGAATAGGAATTCTCCCTGAGCGAAGGCCTGACCCTCGAGGAGGGCCATGAGGGGGTTGCCTGCGCTGAAATCATTCAGCTTGGCATTCGAAGCATCATAGACCCTTTTCGCAGCCTCGTTAACAAGCTGCGCCTCAGTCCGAGGGTCAATGTTTACCGCCGGTAACGGAGCATAACGAGGCATAGCTTATCAGCCAACAGGGCACTGGTTGCTGGCGGGTGTGCCAGCGTAGTTATTGCAGGGGGAGTCCGCACGAGCGTAGAATCCGTTGTCGATGTAGAGACGATTGAGACGCTCCTTCAGCATCAACACGGTGACCAGATCGGCGTCCGCCATCGAACTGAACTTCTGGTCGAAAGTGGGGTTGGCAACACCCCCAGCGTACTCGAACTTGGTATTTGTCGTGAATGACAGTGGGGCATTCAGAGGGTTGTTCTGAGGAATACCGAGGTCGAAACATGAGGCACCCTCGGACTGTGTGTAGCCGAAGTTCCACGGTCCAGTTACGGTTTTGGCGCCTGAGATAGGCGGTGTGTTGAAACAACCCGATTGCTCACCCGCTAGTGTCACATAGCGAGAGTCGACACCATTGGGACCACTGAACAGTAGCGAGTCCAGACCCAATTGGGGGTAGTGCCAATCCAAATCGGCACCGTCGAAATATATTTGCTTCGCTCCGTTCAGCCACTGGCTCGTAACGATCACGCCCGAGCTGAAAGTAGTCTTCGCCATCCGAAGGTGTACAGTTCTGTTGGTCGAGTTTTACCCATGAAAAAGCCCCCGAACGGAGACCGTCGGGGGCAGAATGTGAGAATCGGATCAGGTGCGTTCCCAGTAATTACATGTCATCGAAACTTCGATGGTCTGTACGTCGCCGCTGTCGCGAGCCACCTCAGCGGTGGTGATGGATGTCAGCAGGCACTCATAGAGAACATACTGACCGCCACCAGGACCGGACTGGAGACCGTCGCAGGAGCGAGGTGTCACAGTCACGGTGATCTTTTGACAGTTGTAGTCGATCCAAAACTGTTCTAAGGGTTTGAACTGAGCTGGATCGTATGGAGCGCCAAGTGTGATGTCGTCAGCGGTGCGGGGACCGACAACGTGGTAGATCCGGTTACCTGTGCCGTTGGCGTAGGTGGATGAGTCGCTGGAGTCCTGAACTCCCGAGAACTCGGTGAAGACCGCAGTGAAGGTCGGGCCGCCAGCGGCGGTGAAGGACACTTCGTACTGGGCCTTTGTCAGTGGACGCAGAATAGCCATGGGATCACCTCCTTATTACTAGCCTAAATCAGGCCAGGATGTCGGTGATCATCGCGCCAGAACCGATGAGACCAGTGGTGCCAAGGCCCACAGGGTGCACAGCACGCTCGACGGTGATCTCAGCGCGGACCACACGACGCTCGCGGATGTAGTACTCAGGACGAACGGCAGGAGTGCCGGTCAGCTGGTAGGTGTAAGCGAATGCCGGAGTAGCAGCGTTGGCGCCACCAGCAGGCATCACGGCGTCAGAAGGACCGTTCGGGCTATAGAACAGCAGCACGCCGTTCTCAGGGAACACGGGCAGCAGCTGACCGTTCTCGGCCAGATAACGACCCTCAGCCACACGAATACCGCGCTCCAGGCCGAAGTAGCGAGCAAGCATGTCCACGTCGATCGAGTCGGCGGTGGTGTACTTGATACGCTCAAGGATGCTCTGGTTGGTCAGCAGTTGGTCGAAGATCGCGGTGCCCACGATCATCGAGTTCGGGCGGATACCGATTTGGTAGGACACGCTACGCTTCAGGGTCAGCACAGCCTCAATCGGGTTCGACACGGGGTCGCCCCAAGGAGCGGCACCAGCGGCAGCACCGTAGGAGGTCTGGAACTGAGTGAAGGTTTCGAAACCGAGGCCAGTCTGGGAGCCAGGCACGCCGTTGTAAGGCTCGTAAGGGTTGAAGGAACCGGTCACGGTCACCACTTCAGCCACGGTCTTCTCGTAGGCGTTCATCAGGCGGGACATCGCGTTGCGAGTTTCAATCGCACGCAGGTCAACCTGGGCAGGACCTTCGCCGGCGTTCTCAATGACTTCTTCCGGCAGTTCCCAAGCCACCACTTCCTGTTCCAGGGCGTAGGGCTCGCTGTCGTAACGAGTCTGCACGTACGGAATGTTGGTTCCGTATGCACGACGGAAGTCGTTGATGGCGAACTGTTCCTTGCCGAAGCGCAGGATACGGCCAGCACGAGTCGGGGTATCCACCACAGGCGCGATGAAGTTCGCGATATTGGTGGAAGGGAGCATGAAACCTTGTGCAAGCGTCGTCAGAATAGGATCGACGCCCGCATAGGTTTGGGCTAGGTTCATCATGGGAGGGAGTACTCCGTAATTTTGATGTAGATGATTTCAACGGGTTGCAACCGCTTGGGCTTACACCCTTGAAAAAGAGCAGCCAAGCAGTCAACAACCAGATTATCAGCTGAAGGAAACGGTAACCATGTTGCGACCACCGATGTTGATGATGTCGCGGATGGTGGGCACAGTGCCGTCAGCTTGAACAGCGGTACCGGAGGCGGAAGCCTGACCGATGGCGTTCACGAGCAGTGGGCTGTTGTAGGCGATGGGAGCGGAAGCGGGATCCACTTCCACGAGCAGCAGACCGGAGGTAGCCACGGTAGCCAGACGAGGGGAAGCGGGAGCGTCAGCGAACAGGGGGATGAAGGCTTGGTTCACACCCAGGATTGAAGTGGGGGTGGCGCCAGGCAGGGTGCAGGAGCCCACTTGAGTGCCGGCGCGCACAACACGGAATTCGCCGATGGCTACAGAAGGATCTGCGGTGAAGGTTTCCGCAAAACGGATGTACTGTTTGCCGTAAGCAGGAGCAGCATTAGTCGATGTAAACATGTCTCAAAATCGTTGGGACTTTAATGGTGAGCAAAAGCTCACCGGTTGCACTTGTTTTACCCTACCGATATTCTATTCGACACCGGCAGTTGTCGTAGCAACGGCAGCCTCTTCCTGGCATTGGGAGTGACCCAATGGGCTGCCAACCCATGTCGTCGTACCTACGACAGTCTGGGCAGGTACGAGCATCTTCTTTGGCTAGGCGCCGCATCAAACGGTAACCC